GCCGCATCGACAGAATTTCATATCGTCTCCCCCTCCTCGGTTCTCGCCTTGAGGTCGGCCTCGTACGCTAGCTCGTCCGCGTGCGACGCCTCGACGTCCTCGGCCGTAGCCTTGAGCGTCATTTCGCACCATTGCCGCACGTCCGCTCGCTTGGACCTCTTGTCCCCATACGTCGCGGCTAGGGCGCGCGCGAACGCCTCGTCATACTCGAACACGACGCGGATTTTCACGCCCCCTCCCGCTCGACCCATAGGTCGAAACGGTCCGACGTCCGACTCCCGTACACGATGCACGACGAGCCCGCCGGATGCCCGCGCCACTCGACCCACAAACACGCGCGCCAAAAGAATTGCGGAACGAGGCAACGCTTAATGAGTCGCGCCTGTAGCTCCGGGTCAACCGGCCCGTGCGCGTGCGCGCATAACGGCACGGACCGAGGGTCGACCCATTGCGAGTAGTCCGGCCAACCCCCGACCGCGTAGTACGTCAACCCGCGCGCCTCTACCTTGGCCGCCGAGTCGAACGCGAGCGCCGTTTGTTTCGGCCGGAGCGTCTTGGTTTTCATCGGACGACCGCTCCGCGCGTCGCCACGGCCCGCCAAAACATGCCGGGATTGCTCTTGAGCAACTCCCAACATTGACCCTCCGCCCATCGAGTCGCCACGGTCGACGTCGCCGCGACGTAATGGAACGTCCGCGCCGGGGGTTGGTCGAGGCGCGCGTCGGCCTCCGTCTCGCCGTACCAAACCTCGACCTTGAACCGGAACAAGGGCTCGACCATTACCAATCGCCTCGCCCTCGACGACGCCCTCGACGACCGATGCGGCCGAGAGCGGCGAGCGCGCGCCATACGTGATACAGGAACAAGAGGACCGCGCTCATACAATCCCCCCGAACGTGCGGCGCGTCTCGTCAATCGCGAGCGCCGTCTCCGCCTCGCACGGTACGAACGCGCCCGCCATGACGCGCCAATAGAACGTGCGCCCCGTCCTTGGACACTGTCGCACGAGCGCCGACGTCGCCGAATTGACCGACGGGTCCTCGCTGTACCCGACACGTCGCGTCCCTCGTTGCTCGCCCTTGCAGCATGGGCACGGCGGACCGCCTCCGATGCGTCCTACGAGGGATTGACGCGCGACATGGAACGCCCGTCGCCCGTATTCCGTATCCTCCCGGGCGCGGAGTCCGAATGACCCGAACGCACGCGCGACCTCGGCCGTTGTCCTCATGTTCTCGGCTCGTCTTTGACGTCGACCCAAACGAGCCAAACGTCCCGCCCGTCCGGGTCGAACGCTTTCGTTAGGAGGACGTTCGTTCCCACGTTGGCCCGTATCCCGTGCGCGCGCTCGCGCGCCTCGTCGTACTTGCGGAACGTCTTGGGCGATAACTCCCATTTCGCCTTGTACGCCTTGGACGCGCTCATATCGTCGCGTCGTCGATGTTGCGGGAGGGGTGCATCGCGAACCGGCCACAATAGCCGCAATACAACGGGCCCGACGACGGCGTAAACTCGCGCGATACTTGCTCGACGTTCGGCTCCTCGACCCACTCGCTCGCGTCCTTGACCGCATCCGGTTTCGTGACGCAATCCGCGCACGACCAACGCTCGACGCCCTTGTCGTGATACATGCGGAGCGGGACCTCCGCCTCGTGATTCCGCCACGCCGATAGGTTGTTCGCAAACTCGTCGAACGAGGGGAGACACGACGGATAGCCGACCGCGAATTCGCCGTCGTCCGTGCCGTTGAGCTTCTCCCATGCAGCGGACAGGCGAAGCGCGAGCGTCGAGAATTCGTCGAGGAGTCGGTCCGCCTCCTCCCGCTCCGGCGTCTTGCCCGTTAGCTCGTCGATAATGTCGTCGAGGTCGTCGCCGTCCGGCTCGACAACGCCCGTTCCCTCGCATACGTCACAAACCGCGCCGTCCTCGCCTTTTGGTTGACCGCCACAATTCTCACACGCCTTAACCTCGACCGACGTGTACCCGTACGAATAGGAAATGAGGACCGTTCCATCGTCCGCCTTGAACGACGGCAACCCCTTAAAGTCGGCAATCGCTTGTTGCTCGTCGAGGCTCCCGCCGTCGAGGTCCATAGCCGCAATTACCGCCTTGTGCGTTTCCTCGGAGACATGCACGTTGAGAAACCCGTTCCAGCGCGTATTGTCCGTCCAACCGTCGTAAACGTGCTCGTAGTCGAACGTCCAGCGAACACGGCGCAACGGAACGCCGTTGATTTTGACTTGCGGGGTCGCGTTCATTTCGCCTCCGCGATTTGCTTCGCCGAGGTCGCGCAACCCGCGCATAGCCGGACAATCCGGTACGCCTTGCGCGTGCTAATCCCGTGCTCTTGCCGACCCATGTACCAAAACCCGACGAGCGCGTACGCCTTGTCGAATTGGTCGACGTGGAGGGACTCGACGATAGCCAACGGGAATGGGTACGGGCCAATCGGATAGCGGAACGTCTCGCCAACCTTGAGCGGGAGTCGGACGTACTCGACGGCGGGTTCGCCGCAACGGCAACGCGTGGGGGTCGTCATTTAGGACCGCCCGCCGTAGAACCGCGCCGACCGCATGCTCGACGTGACGATAACGGCAACGTCCTCGTCCGAGAGCCCGAGACGACGGTTCATGTCGGACGCGCACGCCTCCGCGACCTTGAGGTCCCGTCCCCAAACCCACGGCGTTTGCAGCTTGTCCGGGTCGCCCGTCATAGGCGAATGCCCGGGCTCGTCCTCGCGAACGAGACTCGGAACGTACCCGCCATGCGCGTCGACGTCTTGCGTCGGGTCGATTATGTAGCAGAAGCGAGGGCGATTCATGTTTCCTCCTGTCAAGGGAGACGCTACGTACTCCACGACTACGACGACAGTATGCGCGCTCTCGGAAGCGCGGTCAAACCTTTTTTTGACCCCTCGGTCGCTTTTTCCAGCGCGCCCGAGCTGCCCGCTTGGCCGATGCTACCCTAAGTCGTTTGCTCATACCGGCATTGAGGGCCCGAGCGGCCGTGCGGGCGATTTCCGACCGCTCCGAGGCCGACAACTTGCGGTTTCGGGCCGCTGTCATGGCTCGAGCGCCGGCCGAGGCCGCCCCGTTTGACCGTCCGAGCTTTCGCGAGCGCGTTGGCATGGCGCGACACGTTACGGAATTTCGACCCACGTTGCAACAAACCCTTGACGACCCGCGACGACCGGCCGTAGGTTCCGCCTCGGCTCTCCCCCAGGACAACCGAACCAAAGCGAACAAGACGCACGGGAAAGGGACAGGGTTTGGGGTTCGCGCTCGACTCGTTTCTCGCACGCTTCGATAACCCGCTCAAGGATGGGCGCGGATTCCGAGTCCGATGCCCGGCCCATGACGACAACGACCCCTCGCTCCACGTCGAGCAATCCGCCGACGGAGCCAAGGTCCTCGTCGTTTGCCGCGCCGGGTGCTCGCTCGAGCGCATCCTCGCCGAGCTCCACGCGTCCCCGACCGACCTATTCGAGAACGGGTCCCGGTCGAACGGTTCCCAAGAGGAGGGCGCGACTCCCGCCAAGGCGCCCGGACCGGCCCGTCCGCCGTTCGGCCGTATTACCAAAACCTACGACTACGTCAACGAACGAAACGTCCTCGTCTACCAAGTCCTCCGAGACGAGCACAAGAATTTCCGACAGCGCCGACCGACCAACGCCGACCCCGGCATCGGCGAACCCTTTACATACAACCTCGACGGAGTTAGGCGCGTGCTCTACCGGCTCCCCGAGGTCGAGGCCGCACGGAAACTCGGGCATCGAATCTATGTCGTCGAAGGCGAGAAGGACGCCGACAACCTCGCCAACATCGGGTTGACCGCGACCACGGCAGCGCAAGGCGCGGCCTCCCCTTGGCTCCCGACCTATACGGACCAACTCACGGGCGCGGCCGAGGTCGTCATAATCCCCGACAACGACCCGCCCGGTAGGAAACACGCCCTCGAGGTCCGAGACGCGCTCGCTCCCCACGTACAGAACGTCAAACTCCTAGAGCTACCGGGCGTCCCCGACAAGGGCGACGTCTCCGACTGGCTCCAAGACAAGACGCGCGACGACCTCGAGTCCCTCGCCAACGACGCTCCCCCGTACGTGCTCCCCGTCCAACGCTTCTCGCATGTCTCCGTCACCCTCGACGAATTCATGCGCCGAACGTATAAGAAACCGAGGTCGTTACTCGGCAACGGGTTCATTTGCGCCGGCGAGCTTGCGTTCCTCTACGGCCGCCCTGGAATTGGCAAGACTTGGTTGCTCCTCCAACTCGCCGACGCTTGGTCCCGCGGAGAGGGTTTGTTCGGACTCCAAGCGCCCGAGGGCGGGCCCGTCCGCGTCGGAATCCTCGAGCTTGAAACCGACGCCTATTGGCTCCAACAACGCGTCGACAAGCTCCGGCACCATACAGGCACGAGCGCGGGAGGCGCGTGCGTCCACGTCGTCGCACGACCCGACCTCAAGGGCGCGGTCGACATGCTCTCCGACGACTACCTCGCCCTCGCCCGTTGGTGTACCGACGAGGCGCTCGACGTCGTCTTTATCGACGCCCTCTCCCGCTCCCATACCGCCGACGAGAACAAGGGACCCGATTTCGGCCGCGTCCTCCGCCGGTTCGACGAGATTTCCTACGAGACAGGAACCGCGCTCCTCCCGCTCCACCATGAACCCAAGGGAAACCCCGACGGTAAGGAACGCGACGACATGGACTCGTTGCGCGGGCATTCCCGCATGAGCTCCGACTGTAAGTCCCTCATGCGCCTAGCCGTCGTGCGCGAGGTCAAGAGCGACCCCTCGTCCAACGTCTACGCCCTCCGGTTCCCGAAAACGAACAACGCCTCCCCCATCGCACCTATCTACCTCGAGCGACCCAAGGACTCCGGGTTCGTCGTCACGGACGATTTCGACCCCGAGCTACGAAAGGCCGAGAACGTCGAGGCCGTCCGAGTCGCCCTCGTCGCCGCTGGACCCTCCGGCGGAGCTACCCTCGACCAACTCGCCGCAACGACCGGACTGTCAACGCGCACGGTCAAGCGTCATGCCGCGTTGATAGGGGCGGTCCCAGTCGGCGACCTCGGGGACGGCCGAAAGGGCAAAAAACCGACTCCGCGCCTCGGACTACGCGGACAGGCCGGACAACCCGCCCTTGTCCAAACCTCCGAACCAATGGAAACCCAAGGAACACTAGGAGTTTAGGCCGTGAATATACCGTCAACCGCTCTAGGTTTGGAAAATGGCCGCAAAAGCGAGGTTTGGAGGTTTGGACAAATGGACAACCCCCCCCTAAAGGGGGGGTGTCTGTCTGTCAAAACCTCCGCGCTCTTGTCCGCCCTTGACCGCGTGTCCCAACCTCCCGACGTTGTAGAACGTACAAAGCCCGACCGGCTAGGAATTGGCCGGAACCGAACCACAAGCCCGTAGGAGGCCGAATGAACGCCGACCCGACGCGAACCACGCCCGACGTCCCAAACGCCACGCCCGCGCCCGCGCCCGAGGCCGAGACGGCGCTCCAGGAGGTCGCGCGCATCCGCGAAACCCTCCGCCACGCCTCCGCCCGGTCCAGCGTCGCCGAGGCCGAGGAGCTTGCCGAGCTCGCCCCGGTCGTCGAGCACGCGTTCCTCGCGAGCCGGGCATACCTCGAGGGGCGCGACTACCTCGGGCTCGTGCGGTCGTTGTTCTCGGCATACACGACCTACCGGGGGCGCCGGGTGACGCGCGCGGCGCACGCGAGGGCCCGGACATGACGCGCGCCCAGGACGGCAAGCCCGGCACGCGGGCGGAGCGGCGCAAGGCGTGGAGGCGGGCGGTCGAGCTACTCGCGATTCGGGTTCGGTTCGGCCGGCGCATCGGATGGAACCCGCACGCGCGGTCGGCGCTCCGCGGATGGAATGCTCGGGACGTGGTTGTTGGGGAGACGCACGCCGAGGCCGCGCGCCGGACGTGGAGGAAGCGCGGGTATCGTTCGTTCGTCCTCGCGCATGGCGACGTCGAGGCCGGGCTCATGCCGGTAACGGGCCGGTTCTACGACGAGCCGGCGTTCATTCCCGAGGCCGAGGGCGCGGCGTACTACGTCAACGACCCACGGAACGCGTTGCGCGACGACCGTGTCGCCGCAAGTCCGGCAACCGACAACCCGGCGATACACGCGCTCGAGGCTCCGGCCGTGGTACAGCCCGTTCCGGTAATGCAACAAACCGGCTCGGAGCGGGACCCCACGCCGGAGCCGTCGAGCGAGGAGGGGGCGTGAATGTCTTGGCTCTATGCGCCGGGATTGGCGGGCTCGAGCTTGGAGTCCGGCTCGCCGAACCTCGAGCGAGGACGGTTTGTTACGTGGAGAGGGAAGCATATGCGGCGGCAGTTTTGGTCGCGCGCATGGAACAAGGCGCCTTGGATTCGGCGCCTATTTGGGACGACCTCGGAACCTTTGACGCGCGAGTATGGCGTGGCGTCGTTGATTGCGTCTTGGCGGGTTTCCCGTGCCAACCGTTTAGCGCCGCTGGAGCGAAGCGCGGCGAGCTCGACGAGCGGTACTTGTGGCCCGAGGTCGCGCGCATCGTTCGCGACGTTGAGCCTCGGTTCGTCTTTTTGGAGAACGTCTCAGGTTTGCTTGTTCGAGACATGGGGCGAATACTGCGAGAGCTGGCCGGACTCGGGTTCGATGCGGAATGGGGCGTGTTCTCAGCGGCCGAGGTTGGCGCTCCCCATTTGCGACGACGGCTATTCGTCTTGGCCGAGCGCACGCGCGGAGGACTCGGAGTCGTGCGGGAACCATCCAGGGTCGAGGGGCGACTCGCTGTCGGGCGTCACGAGGCATTGGCCGACGCCGGCCGCGCGGGACGACAAGGGCCCGAACGTGAACGAGACGCATGCGACGGACCAATTGCAGAACGTCGCGACGCGTTGGCCGACGCCCAAGACGCCGACAGGGGGAGCGGAGGCTCGGGAGGGGAGAGCGGCGCGCGGCTCGGGGGGCGAGGACTTGGGAGCGACGGCGAGCTTATGGCAAACGCCGGGAGCGGCGACGGGCGGGCATACGTCGAGGGGGAACGAGAGGTCGGACGAGCCGCTCTTGACGGGCCAAGCGTACCGGATAGCGAAAGCGTTATGGCCGACTCCAGCGGCAACGGAGCAAAACCGGAGCGCGGAGGCGCACGAGCGGGAGAGCGAGGAGCAACGAGCGAAAGGGAACCGGCCGTTCACGCCGACCCTTGGACGAACGGCGCAAGCGTGGCCGACGCCGACGGAGGGGGATTCCAAGTCGAGCGGGTCGAGGGGCGGAGCGTCGAACCCGGGAACGAGCTTGACCGATGCGACGTGCCGCGATTCCCGCCCGGACCCCTCGACGCTCGAGCATGGCGGGCCGTCCTCGACCGAGCGCCGGACCTTGAACCCGCGGTTCGTCGAGTGGCTCATGGGGTTTCCAATCGGATGGACCGACTTAGAGGACTCGGCAACGGAGTCGTTCCTGTCGTGGCGGCAACGGCATGGCGGGAGCTAATGGCGCGACTTGAGGAGGGGGGATAATGGCGAGCTCGGACATTCGTATTTCCATCGACGCGGACTCACTCAACGAGGCAATTCTAGCCATTGCCGCGACCATGCCGGAGACGATGCGCCGACTCCAGGACGAGCTACGTGGGACCGTCGCGGCGCTTTCGGTCGAACAACGGCGCGCGCGGTCGCTCGAGGACGAGGTCGGACAGCAAAGGCGGACGACCGCGGCCGTGCTCGCGCGCGCTCGCGAGGCCGAGGCGAAGCTCGAAGCGTACCGGGACGGGTCGGCCGTGGTTGAAGCGACCAAGCGCGTCGAGTCGCTCGAGCGGGAGCTACTCGAGGTTCGGCGTTCCAACGGGTCCTTGTTCGTCAAAGTCCAAGACTACGAGGACCGGCTCCGGCGCGTTCAAGCGTTCCTCAACGACAAGGCCGACGCGCCGAATTGGCCCGTCGAGCTTGGCCCGGTCGACCAAAAGGCATGACACCCGCCGAGCTCGCCGCGCTCCGGGCGATTCACCCGACGAGCAACGTGGAGGCGCTCTACGCGCTCCCGGCGTGGCGGCTCCGGCTAACCTTGTTCGCCGCTCGGGACCTCTACAACGGCGGGCACGCGCACGCGCGCGGGTACGCGAACGCGCGGCTCGACATGGTCCGCGAGGTCCTCGAGCTACGCGCGCGGTTCGCGGCGATGCCTCGGGAGGAGCGGGCCCGGCTCGAGGTCGGCAATCGAACCACGGGCCTCCCAAAAACATCTTGCCTTTTTTCCTTTCATAACGAGCCGGTAGGAGTTAGCAATCCCATTGCCGCGGCCGGTCCGAGTCGAGCGGCGCAAGGCGGACCGAGCATCCGCGCCGGTCGCGGCCGGGACGGGTGAGAGTCGCCGGATGGGACTTGGAGTTTCGAGAGCGTGACGGAGTGGAATGGTCGCCGTGGTTCAAGCTCGGCGGCCGATGGGAGACGCGGCGCGAGGCGGTAATGGTCGCGTGTCTACTCAAGGACGACGGACTCGACGTGCGACCGATACGTCGGCCCGCAAAGTTTCGGAGGGTTGAGGCATGGGGGACTACAGAATCACGGTCGAGGGCGTCGGCTCCCACGGATGCGGGCGTGACGACGGGGACGGGGCCATTGTCACCCGATGCGGCGCAAAATGGTGCGTCGATTGCGCCGCGCTCGCGCTCGTCGAAGCTCTTGGCGTCGGGAGTGTGAAGCTCGCGAAGCTCGAGCATTGGCCCGTACCAGGCGCGGCCGGAACGGAGCGGACCGAGCATCCCGGCCCGGTCGACGACCTCCTCTCCGGCGTACGTCATGGGTCCTTCGAGTCGTGAACGACCCGACGAGCTCGCTTCGCTTGAGCGCGCCCGACCCGCAAATCCTCGTGGCGTTATGCTCGTCGTGCGGGAGTAGTGAACGCATGCGGTTAACGTGTTACCCGGCGGTACAGCGGAAGCTAGCTCGGTTCCGTGACAGGCACGCCGGTTGCCGAGGCGAGCGGGCGACGTCGGCCCGCGTGAGGACAGCCGATGCCAAATCCGTAGCCTAATCCTATTCGCGCTCCGAACGGTCATCCTCCTCGTTGCGACCGTGCTATTGCTCGCGAGCCTCTCGCGCGCGTCGGACCTAACCCTCGCTTGGTCGAACCCCTGTACGAACGCCGACTCGCTGGACAAGTGCAACGGTCCGGCCGGCGGGACGCTTCACGACCTCGACCGAATCCGGTTCCGGTTCGTGCGGTTCAAGTTTCCGCTCGATACGCTCGTCCTCGACGTTCCCGCGGCCGGGTTCGCGTGCGACAGCATGGCCGCGACGTTTGACATTCTCGCCGGGAGCATGGGACAGGCGTTCGTCCGCGCGGTCGACACGCACCAAAACGAGTCGTGCGCCGTGTCATACGTGTACGCGTTGCCCGCCGTGCTCGTCGAGCCGGGACTCGCGGGCGCGTACTACGACAACGAGGACATAACGAGCGGGTTCAAGTTTACCCGTGTCGACCCGAACATAGATTTCGATTGGGACCTCGGGTCGCCGGACCCGCGCATCGGCCCGGACACGTTCTCGATTGTCTGGACCGGGTACGTAACGCCGGCGCTCTCCGGCGTGTACGCGTTTCATGCGCGCATCGAGGACGGTTGCAAGCTATGGGTCGGCTCCACGTTCGTCATTTCGGATTGGGTTATCAATAACGAGCACGAGGGAACCGGCTACGCGACGTTGACCGGCGGCATTCGGTACGCGTTCCTCATGCAGTATTTCGCGCACAACGGTACGAGTATGGCGCGGCTCTCGTGGACGCCTCCGGGCGGAGTTAAGGCCGTCGTGCCGATGGAGGCGTTTACCCATTGAGCGACGCGTACGTCTACGACCCCAAGACTCCAGCGGACCGAAAGAACGCGGGCCGGGCCCTCGAGCGCGTGTTCTCGCTGTCGTTGATTGCGATTCAACGGCTCGAGGAAATACTCCTCGACGAGAACGCGGACCGAAAGCAATGGGTCGCCGCGGCTCGGCTCCTACTCGAGCGGACCGTACCGAAACTCCAGCATGTAACGTTTTCGGACGCTCGCCAATTCCTCCCGCTAGCGGACGGCGAGGTCCAGGGCTCGGCCGCGACGGCGGAGGGCGAGGAAATAGAGCGACTCCAGCGGGTACGCGAGGAGGCGGACGCGAAGCTCCGCGAGCTCCTCGCGGCCGATGCGCGCCAAGGCGGGAGCGCCGGGCTTGTTCTCTTGCGAGGTAACGGCAATGGTCGGCGAATCGGCTAGGACCGCGTCCGACGTTGCCGCGCATGCGGCGAGGGGCGACTTGCGACTCGAGGCGCGTCTATGCGACCCGGGTTTCAACCCCCACGCTGCCGCGTATTTCATATTCAACTACTGCCTAACCCAAGACGAGGAGCGCGGCGGAGCGGTCGAGTACCTACCGGCGCCGTTCCATCCGGCGGACACGCCCTCGACGCCTTGGCACGAACCCGGCGGGCCGTCCTACGTGCTCCGTTGGATTCGCACGCTCGATGCGCCGAGGCCGTGCCCAATCACGGGACGGAACGAGCCACACAACGTCCACGACGAAAAGTCCCGCCGGATGCTGCATACGTGGGTCGCCATGCATTACAACCTATGGGCGCTCATGTTCGTTCGCGGCTACTCGTCGCTCCTCATTTCCAAGAGCGAGGACCACGTCGACGACGGCGGCAAGAACCCGAAAGTTTTCTCGATGTTCGGCCGGATGCGGTTCTCGTGGGAGCGGCTCCCCGACCACGTCCGCAAGCATGTCGACTTTACGTATATGTCGGCGACGTGCCGCGAGAACGACTCGTTTTCGATGGGCCGGGCGCCGACCAAGGACGCCGGGCGAGGGGGCGGGTTCGTGCGCGTGTTCGTGGACGAGGCCGCCCATTTGGAATGGGCCGACGCAATCCATATCGCAATCGACCCGGCGTGCAAGTTCGGCAAGGTTTACATGTCGACCGTAAACGGGACGACGAACCTTTTCGCCCGAATCAAAAAGGCTCGGCCTCGGGGTTGGCGCTTCGAGGAATGCGATTGGAAGGAAGAACCGCGCCATACGGTCGGGATTCGCGCGACCGAGGGCGAGCTCGAACGCGACCGCTATGGGGATTTCGTGTCGGATTGGTTCGTCGGCGCGACGGCCTCGCTCGACGACGAGGGCATCGGACAGGAGTACGGGCGCAACTACCAGCGTTCCAAAAAGGGGCGCATCCTCCGCGAGTTTCGCCGCGACGTCCACGTTCGGCCGAAAGGCGTGCTCCTCTACGACCCGACGCTCGAGGTCCGGGTCGGGCTCGATTTTGGAATGGAGCGCAAGACGGCCGGCGTTATCGGGCAGTTTGCCGGAGGCCGCAAGCTACGCGTTATCGGCGCGTACGCGGGCGCCCATCGCAACGCGCCGGACAACGCCGAGGGACTCGTCCAGCGGATTCACGCGTTGACCGGCCTATACCCTCCCGACTACACGACCAAGCATGGCGACGCGCGAGTCGTGCTCGTGCCGGACCCCTCGGCCGCGAATGAGGAGTCCGGTTCGGGCATTCCGCCGTTGTCCTGGTATCAAACGGCCGGGTTCGTGCATTGGGTTTACCCGCGCGTCGTGGGCCCGGGCAGCGTGACGCAAGGAAACCGCATCCTCCGTTGGGCGCTCCGAAACGGAATGGTCGAGTTTGCCGCGGAGTGCGAGGAGCTCGAGGCGGACTTTTTCGACGCCCTATCCAACTACCGTTTACCGATTGACCCCAAGACGGGGGAAATTCGGTCTAACGTTCCCGTTCACGACATGACGTCGCATTACGCCGACGGGTTCCGCTACCTCGCCACGAGCGAGTGGGTTGGGAATTTCGACCGTTCGGGCGACGTCTTTACGCCACTCGGAGCGAGTCCGCAAGCGTCAAGGCTCGAGCCGTCGGTATTGGACGACGACGACGAGGACGACCTCGCGCCGGCCGGACTCCCGATGCGCCCGTTCCCACGGACTCGAGGAGGCTACGCCTAAATGCCGTTGCTCGCGAACATACAAAACCCGATTGGCGGCTCCGGGCTTAACCTCGTCGGCTCCCAATTGTGGAGGTCGGACGAATACAACGTCGACCTCGCGTCGCCTCAATCCGCGGTCGCGACGTACGAGCAAATGCGCCGGGGCGACGCCCAAGTCCGAGCGACGATAAACAACCTCCTGCACGCGCTCCGCGCGGCTCAATGGCGCATCGACCCGGCCGAGGACAACCCCAAGGGCGAGGAACATGCCGCCTTTGTCCGGTCGGTCCTCATGCCGGGCGAAACCTACGGGTACGGCGGGTCGACGCCTTGGGGCCAAACGCTCCGCAACCTCTCGAGCGCGATATGGGCGGGCCCGGCCGTCGTCGAAAAGGTTTGGGGATACCGCACGCGCGACCGGAAGCAAGTCTACGCGTCGCTCGAGCTACGCAAGGCGAGCTCGCTTCGCTATTTCGACCTAACCAAGAGCGGCCCGTCGAAACTCGACTCGGTCGTTCAATACGTCCAGAAACGTAACGGCACCTCGGGCGACGTCCGCATCCCGGCCGCAAAGCTCGTCGTTTGGTCGTTCAACCGGGAGGGCGACAATTTTTGGGGCGAGTCGATTCTCCGCCCGGCCCATTGGCATTGGCGCGTGAAGCGCGACCTCGTCAAGTTCGACGCGATACAAAAGGAACGCGCCGGCGGAATTTTCTGGCTCCAAACGCGCGAGAACGTGAACCCGACGCCGGACCAATCCAAGTCGGGCAAGTCGGCAATGTCCAATTGGAGGATGCACGAGCGGGAGGGGTTGATTATCCCGTCCGTGTACGAATTCAACGCGCTATTTCCGAGCGGGAACGCGGCCGACTTTATAACGTCGATTGAGTACCACGACCAACAAATAGAGCGGACGGCCGCGGCTCAATTCCAAAGCCTCGGCACGGGCAACAAGGGCGCGCTCGCGGTCGGCTCCGTGCAAAGCGACATGATGCTCCTAGCGTACCAGGGCGTCGCGAAGGACCTCGAGGACGTCCTAACCGAACAAGCAATCGTAGACCTCATAGACACGAATTTCGGAGAGCAAGAGTTTTACCCGCGGCTCGCGTGCGAGTCGTTCCTACAAATGAAACCGGACCGGCTCGCGGAGCTTATGGGCCCGCTCGTCGCGGCCGGTCTAATCCGCATCGACCAACCGCTCCGCGTCTTTTTCCGCGAGCGGTTGGGGTTGACCCCGGAGGACGAGTCCACGCTCGAGCCGTCGCCGGCGGACAGGGCAGCGGCGCTAGCGGAAACGAACGCCAAGGCGACCGCGGATGCAGCGGCGAACGCGGGTCGAGACGGAGCGAACGGAGGGAAAGGCTCAACCGACAATAGGCCGCCGAACGAGGCGACCAAGAGGTTACGAAAAGCCTCCTATCCCGGCCCGTTCCTCCGTCGCGACCCGCTGGCCCACGAGGTCGGCACGGATTGGCTAGCCATGAAGGCGTACCTCGACGACGAGCCAAAACGGCTCTACTACCGCGAGGTCCTACCAATCCGAAAGCTACAGATTGCGGCGCTCGCGGACTCGGTATCGACGGCGACGGAGGCTCAACTCGCGCTTGGGCAGATACCGAAACCGCAACTCGCCGAGCTCGGGGACGCGCTCGCGGCCGGGCTCGCGGACGTCTACGCGACGGGCCGCTCGAGCGTCGTTGCGGAGGCGAAGCGCGCCAAGGCGACCAAGGCCGTCGACCCCGAGTCGACCGACGCGACCCCGGCGCAATCGCGATGGGTCAAGCGGCTAGGGCAGCGGCAAGCTCTCGACATGACTACGACCATTTGGCAAGAGGCAATCAACGCCGGGCAGCTTGCCCAGGACCAAGAGCTACCGACCGAGGACAAGCGCGCGGCCGTACTCGCGGCGCTCACGGCGTTGTCAACTCCGCTCGTGATTGCGGACCTCGCCGGGACGGTCAACCAAACGTTTACGACCGGGCGCGTCGAGCAAGCGGACCGGATGCAATCGCAAATAGCGGCCGTCTATTACTCGGCAATCATGGACGACGGGACGTGCGATGCGTGCGCGGCAATGGACGGCGCGGAGCTTGACCTCGCGGACTACGGCTCCCAAGTCCCCAACCCGAATTGCGACTACCCGCCCCGATGCCGCTGTACGGCCGTGTTCTCGTGGCGGGCCGACCAACAGGAGGCCGCATGAGCTCGGACGTACAACCCGGCATTGGCGAGGTCCGAACGACGCAAGGGTCGTTCAAGACAGCGGCCAAGCTAATCCTCTACTCGCTCACGTTCAACGACACGGCGGCCGGCGTCATTCTCTGCCACGACTCGATAGACGCGAGCGGCGCGGTTAAGGCCGTGGCGCGTCTCGGCGCCGCTGGAGGAACGCACCTAGTTTTCCCGCGCGGGGTCGTGTTCTCGACCGCGTGTTTCGTCGAATTCTCGACCACGACCGCGCCGCACGTTGCGGCGACGTACGAGTAGGGGGCGGCATGTCCAGCGACGTCAACGGCGGCATCGGCGAACATATCGCCGCGTCGGGCACGGCCAAGGGCGGAGCCAAGGGTATCGTCTACTCGGCCGTGTATCAGGACACGGGCCCGGGCATTATCCATTTACGCGACGGCGGAGCGGGCGGGACCATCCGGGCGAGCATCCGACTCGGAGGCGCTGGGTCGTTTCCGGCGGCCTACCCGCGCGGAATCGCATTCGGAACGAACATTTACGTTGACCTAACCGGGAGCACGGCGGGCCAATGCTCCGTGTCCTACGAGTAAGGGGGCGACCTTGAAACGAGCGTTCGTCGCGATAACCAAGGTCGTTGCCGAGGAGCGAATGGTTTGGGGTTATGCCTCGACCACGGCGCTCGATTTTGACGGGGACCGTATCACGCTCGGCGCGATGCGGGACGCGTTGCCGGACTACATGAGGTTCGCGAACATTCGGGAAATGCACCAACCATCGGCCGTCGGAACCGCAGTATCCGCCACGGTCGACGACGTCGGACTCTACCTCGGAGCTAAGGTCGTGGACGACGCCGCGTGGAGAAAAGTCGAGACAGGCGTTTACAAGGGGTTCTCGCTCGGGTGTCTCGTCAAGGCGTCGGACAAAGCGAAAAAGTGCATAACGAAAATGAAGCTCTACGAGATTTCGCTTGTGGACCGGCCCGCGAACCCGGACAGCGTGTTCGACATTTGGAAACTCGCAAAGGGAGACGACATGACTCTGGACCTTAGCAAGTACGGCGGACCCGAGGCAGCGACCGAGGCGGACGTCGTAGCGTTACTCGAGAAGCTCCTCGACAAGCATGCGACGGAGGCTAAGACGTACATCGACAAAAACGCGTCCGTGACAAAGGAGCTCGTCGAGCTTCGCGTCGCGAATTCGGGAACCATCGCGCTCCAGAACGAGGTCGAGGTCCTCAAGGCTCAAATTGCGGACCGCGACTCCAAGGAAAAAGACGTGCGGATGAAGAAGCTCCTCGACGACTCGGCGCGCGCGGGCAAGTTCAAGGAAGCGAACCGCGACAAGTGGGAGAAGGTTTTCAAGAGCGCGGGCGAGAACGTTTGCGCGCAACTCTTGAAGGACGCTCCGGTCGTGGTTCCCATCGGCGAGCGCAAGGGGACGGGTGGGGAGGACGAGGAGTCCATCGACGCGCGTTGCAACAAGGCGGTCGATGCAATCATGGCGCGCGACCATATCACGCGCGACAAGGCAATCGAGAAGGGGTTCCGCGAACATCGCGCATTGTTCGCCGAGCGGAACAAGGTACAGCGCGCGCGGGCGAACGCGCATCGGTACTCGACCGGAGACGACGACGACTCGGATTCGGACGGCGACTAAATAACCGGGAGACACGTTACTCCCCTCGATAGCTAGGAGGAGCGAATCAAATGTCGATGCGGACAGGATGGAGGGGTTTCAAGTGGGGGAACGCGACCCAGGGCGTGCTCGGGCAGATTGTCTACCCGACCGCTCTCGACACGGTCGACTTTACGACCGCGGTTACGCAACCCCCCTGGGGCGTGCTCTTGAACGCTCCGAAGCAAAACGAGACGGCGCAGGTTTGGACTCCCGAGCTCGGTAACGGCCCGATTGCATGGGTCCTCGCCGACGGGACGACGGATATTGCGCTCCTCGACCGACTCAAGACGAACGCCACGGGGCGCGCTATCAAGTCGACGCTCGCCGGCGCGTTCGTGACGACGGCGTTTTTCGTTATCGGCTACGCGATGGAGGCGTTCACGACGAACGGCGACGGGCTTATCCCCGTGTTCTGGCGGCCGGTCGAGGGCGCGTACGCTTGACGGCGTAGCGGCCTAGCGGTTTCTCGACGACAACCACAATCAACGCGGAGGATAGAGGATGCCCGGAGACGTTCGGTTCGTAGCGCCGGTCGACGAGCTTATGACGTCGTTTGGACTGGCGTACATGCAGAACCGCGCGCGTTACTTTGCCGCGGACGATTTGTTCCCGTACGTGCCGTTCGACGGCTACAACGGGTCGATTTACGTCGACGAGGCGCTCAATACATTGGGCGCGGTCGACGCGCGCGGAGGCGACGAGATTGGATACCCGACCGTCTCGATGCGCGGCAAGGCAATTCCGTTCATGGCGGAGGATTGGGGCTTTCAAAGCCTAATCACCAAAAAGCAAGCTCTCGCCATGCAGGGGCCCGGAACGCCGTTGACGTTCCGGCGCGCACGGGCGTTGACGGAGAAGGTTTGGCTCGCGCGCGAGGTCCGCGCCGAGGCTATCGTCGACGCAATCACGCCGGACGCTTCGCTCGGAGGCGCGAACAAGTGGAATTCCACGGCGCCCGCGCCTCGTACCAACGTTATGACGGGCAAGGCGCAAACGCTCAAGTATACCGGGCGCGAGGCGAACAAAATCGTCTTTACCGGCTCGGTCGCCGACGACCTCATTACGAGGGAGACGACGGGCTCGGCCGGCGCAATCGTCAAGGACTCCATAAAGTACGTCATGCAAGCGACGGGGCGGGCAATCAACGAGCCGCTTATCGCCGCGTTCTTTGACGTCGACCGGGTCCGGTTCGCCAAGGGCGTACAGGCGGCCACGACGACGGGCATGTCGCCGACGGTCGGAGGCGCGTTGTCGCCCATCGGTACGTACATTTTCGACGCCGACGAGGCGTACATCGTTTACAACGAGGACGACCCGGGGCCCGAGACGAGCAATTACGGCGTGTCGCCCGGCCCGCTCTACTACGGAGCGACGTCGTTCGACGACCCGATGCGGCGCGGAACATGGGTACAGGCGTTCCAGGCGTTGATTGAGTTTGCCGCCGAGGTTCGCTCGATTTACGTTCTCGGAACCGTTCTCTAACCGCGGCCGTTAAGGGGGGGATTATGCTTCGCAAGATTCTCGAGCTTCCGCGCGGTTGGTTGCTCGCTTGCGACGACGAGGCGAGGCCGGCGTTCGTCCACAAGGACGGGCGCCGGTTCGAGCCGAAGGAAATGGCATTCGAGCCGGAGGCGCAAGAGTTTTACCGGATAGTCAAGCTCGAGGAGGACCGCCGGGTCCGAGAGGTCGCGGGAGTCGAGCGCACGGGAGGATGGGTCGCGTTGTTCCGGGCCCGGACCGTGCTCGCGTACTTTTTCAACCTCAAGGTGAACCCGGACGAGAAGGACCTCGACAAGTTCGTTCACGATGAAACCGAGCGCGAGCTCCGCAAGGAACAAACCGAGCGGGCGCGCGCGTGGCAGTAGACAAGGGGGTTCGACATGGACGCACCAAAGGATAAGGGACTCGCTCCGCCGACCTCGCCGGACAAGCCGCTCGTTCCGACGGAGCCGGGCCCGTTCGCCGGAATGCCGAAGGTCAAGGTCAAGGCGAAGGAGCTAATTTTCGGGCACAGCGACGGCCGCGGCTCGGTCGTCTACGCCGAGGCCGACGTGTTCCATTGCACGCACGGCGAGGCCGCGTCGCTCGTGAAGGACGGGAACGCGACGCTCGCGGCGGAGGCCGACGCGCTTAAGGGCGGCAACGTCCTCGACGTCGACCCAATCGAGAAGGACATTCAAGCGGGCAACCTCGAGAAGCTCGCGGCCGAGGGTGCGCTCAAGGCTCCCCCGGGTGCCGAGGACGTCCCGGCGGCCAAGGCGGGCAAGGGTGCCGCGCTCGAGGGCGGAGTCGCTCCCATTGGCGAGCCTATCCCGGGAAGTAAGAACGACCCGAGGGGGCGCTAACCCATGCCGTACTGCACGCTCGACGACGTCGTCGCCTTGTTGCCGGAGGGGTTCAAGGTCGACGACTCCACGACGAAACCGACGTCGGCCCAAGTTACGACGTGGATTCTACGGGCGGGCGCGCAGGTTGACGTTGCAATCGTCGGGGGAGGGGGCGCCGCTCCGGCCGCCGGCGACCTCGCCCTCGATATGGCGGTCCTCGTCTCGCGCGAGGTCGCGTATCAATGTTGGTCGACGCGGACCCGTACGTTCCAACCGACCAACTCGAGCAATACGTCCAGCGCGAAAACGGACTACCAGCGTTGGCACGAGGAATTCCTCGAACGGCTCGCGAAGCTCAACCCGGACGCTACGGCCGCGTCGAGCTCCGTTTCGGATGCCGGGCTCGTTTGGGCGTTCACGCAAGACGCCGACGAGACGGACCCGAGCGACAGTAAGAACCCGTCATTCACCAAGGACTACGTCCCTTGAGGCGCGTCTCGATTATCCCCGGGAGCCGTCACGTCACGCCGACCGGCCTGTACCTATGGGTCGACGACACGGGCGAGCCGTACGTTTCCCGGGGCGACGGGCTCGAGCGTCGGCGCGCGCACGAGTGGGCCGGCACGAGGACGGGGGAGTTTCTATTCCTCCGGCTCATGGACCTGGAAAAGTGGCTCCTCCGGCGACGCGACGAGCAAGGCGCTCGCGCGGCCGAGCGGGCCCGCAACGAGCTCGACGACCATTTCAAGGCGCAAGCGGCGCGCGATTCCTCATGGCTCCGGGGGTTGGGTTATGCCGGGCGTTAGCCTCGAATTCTCGACGGCCGCGGGCGACGAGATTGGGAAAGCGTTCGCCAACCTGCAAGGGTTCTACGGCGACATGCGCCCCGTTTGGCCCAACGTGCTCGGGGTCGTCCGGCGCCAACTCCTCGACTCGTTCCGCACGGAGGGCGGCTCCGGCCGCGACGGCCGTTGGGCTCCGCTCTCCGAGCCGTACAGGACCCGCAAGGCGCTCCGGTTCCCTGGAACCAAGACGCTCGAGCGGACCGGCCGGTTGCGCGAGTCGCTCGTTCGAGACGGGGGCGACGCAATCGTTATCGAGGACCCGCGGTTCCTATTCGTGGGGTCGCGCGTGCCGTACGCCGGGTTCCACCAAGAGGGGACGAGCCGCATGCCGCGCCGGCCAATCTACTCGCCGACGCTTCGAGACGCGGCCGAGTGGGTCGCCGAGATTCACAAGTATTTCGACCGGAACGTATTCAAGGGAACCGGAGGAGGGCAGCGCGTGAGCGTGAAGCGCGCCCTCGTGGGAGCGTAGCGAATGGCCGTCGGGAAAACGCCCAATGTCGTAATGCTCATGGAGTCGTTGCGGCTCGACCTCGCGCGAATCAACCGCGCGAACGATGCCGGGTTCTATACCGACGTCGAGGCGGTCGACTGGCCCGACTACTCCCCGCTCGACGACGACGGTTGCCTAGCCGGGAACGCCAACGTTATCCATCTATGGGCGTGGACGTCTCCGCAAACGAGCGCGCGCGAGAACGCGTCCGACCTCCGGCCGACGCTCGAGGTTCTCGTAATGGGCGTCGTCAAGAGGCGGGACGGACTACAGGAGGAGCTCCTCAAGCTCGTTACCGACGTGCGGAATGTCATGTACGCAAACGTCTCGAGGGATTGGCCGGACGGCACGGTTCCGAACGTTTGGGGAATCACGACGCGGCAAACGCCCGGGTACGAGATTGTCCTCCGCCACCATGACGGCGCGGAGGGCGTCCGCTGCAAGTCGTTTCTAAGCTCGTGGCAATTCGACTACCGGAACCCGTATCCGAGCGGGTAGGAGGAGGAGCCGTGAAGCGTCGCGTTTATGTCGGGCCGGCCGAGGAGTTAACAATCAACGTTCCCGGCGTGGGCCCGGTTCGTTTCGAGAGGGGTGTAGCGGTAGAGGTTCCCGACGAATTCGCCGAGGAGTGCGACCGGCGGAGCCATGAGAGCGGAGACGTCAAGGTCGCCGCAATCTACGGCGGAGAGGTTTGGGCGGACCCGGACGCGAGCGCGTCGGACGCCGGAGAGGAGGACGTCTAGCCAATGGCTATCGGCAACGGGTTCCACCATTACCTAGCGTGGAAAGCGCAAACGGCTCACGGAACCAAGGCGAGCGGCGCGACCAAAACGGTTGTCCCCATTCGCTCCGGGCAGATTTTCGACCCGCAACCGTTCAAGCGGCCGAGGAACACGGTCGTTCAAACGATTTCGGGGTATTACAACCTCTACAATATCCCCAAAATTCTCCCTTGGTCGGCCGAGATTGAGCTCATAGGAGCGACGGCCGCGAACGACACGCTCAAGGATTGGCTAACGTCGGCGATGGGGCTTTGCATGACGGCCGCGGGCCCTCCAATCGTCAATACGTTTACCATAAGCGACCCACTCGTCGACGGCGGAATCGACGGCACGCCCGCGACGTCGACCTACGGCCGCGCGTTGACGCTGCATGAGGAGGTCCGCCGGCCGGGCGCGGCCTCGAGCGTTTTCGTCCATGAGGTACAGGACGCGGTCATCGACGAATTCCAACTCATTCTGGAACCCGACCAAGTCACGCGTTGGAAACTCTCGGGCATGGCGTCGCGGCTCACGGAGGACGACACGACCGTTTCCTTCGCGGCTCCGCTCGGAGCTCTGCATACGTACGCCGAGGCGCGGAACACGGCAAACTCCGGCCTCCGCATCGGCACGGCGAATCCGCCGGTCGCGGCCGACAACGTCGTTTACTCGCGCGCCGTTCTCACAATCAAAAACAATATCCGTTACGAGCCTTGGCTCGGGCTCTCGGCGACGCAAGAGGTCCGCATTCCGGTTCGCGGCGACACGTCGGACGTCGACCTCGAGCTAACAATGGACGTTGAGGACGCTACGGCCTCGCAGTACGACGCGCACGACGCCGTGGACGATTGGACGGCGGGCAACTCGGTCAACCTCGATTTCCTGTCGTACATTACGGCGAACGACATTTTCGAGATTCTCGCCTCGGCGACGTTCGCGTCGGGCACGGTCGGGCGCGGTTGCATCGTGGACCGTTTCAAGTTCTCGGCTCCGGGTGCCGGGCCCATGCAAGCGACCGTTGGACTCAAGGCGTACCCGACGACGCTGTCGACGGATTTTCTAATCAAGTTCACGCACGGCACGTAGTCCGACTCGAACCCAAGGGGGGATTCGACCATGCAGGACCACAAGGAAACAACCGAGGAGGCGCCGGCGACCCCGGCGCCTCCCGCGCCTCCCAAGACGGCCGAGGAGTATATAAAGCTCCTCGCGCCCGCCCGCATTACCACGGACTCGGGATTTACGTTCCAGGTCCGGCGCATCCGGCCGGAGAATTGGGGCGAGATTTACCGAGGACTCCCGACGTTCACGGACCCCGCTCTAAAGGGAAGCGTCAACCCCGACGAGATTATCGAAATGCACAAGCGTATCTGGAGCGCGTGCGTCGACGGCCTCGTCGAGCCGGACGGAACGCTCGTCGTCATGGCATACGAGGCGATGCTCCAAGCGGACATTGCCGACGTCGCCGGGGCGGTTCTTGCGGGCGGACCGTTCGACGGGCCCGAGAGCGAAGCATTGCGGAGGTCGCTTTCTTAGCCGCGACTTTTGCGCGCACGTCGACGGGGTGTGCCAACAATACGGCGTCCTCCCGTCGGATTGGTTGAGGCGCAACGCGGTCGACTTGCTAACGGACGCGACCGTACTCGCACGCGCCAACGAGCACCATGCGTCCAAGCAACCGGCGGGAGACGGTCCGCCCAAGGCGCATACGTGGGAGGAGCACGAGCTCCAAAAGAAACGGCAAGGCGGAGTGTTCGGGGCGCTACAGCGTTTGAGTACGGGAAAGGCGGAGGGGAATGGCGGACGCTAAGTTCGGAATTATAATCGAGACGTCCTATAAGAATGCACAGGCCGTCGCCCAAGCGCGCCGCGATTTCGACCTCCTCGTCAAATCCATACAGGCGAACGGGAACGTTAGCCAAACGACCGCGGCCCGCATCGAGGACATGAAACGCTCACTCGATGCAGCGGGCAAGGCGAGCAAGCAACTCGAGAACAATACAAAGAACCTCAAGGACCGAGTCTCGAACCTCAAGTCGGGATTCTCCGAGGTTTCCTCCGCCATGAGCGCGCTACCGGGCCCGGCGAGCTCGGCAGCGGCCCGGATTGACACGCTCGCGCAAGCGGCGACGGGACTCGCCTCGAAGCTCCCGCCGATGGTCGCCGCGCTAGCCGGAGTCGCCGTAGTCGCGGCGGCCGTTGGAACGGCAATCGCCACGGCCGCGCTACAGGCCGCCAACTACGCCGAGAAGCTCGACATTCTCAAGGACCAAACGGGATTGTCGAGCGCCGAGCTCGCCGGACTCAAAGAGGCCGCCGTCGCTCAAGGCAAGAGCTTCGACGACATACGGCCCGCCGTCGACTTTTTCGTTCGACGCCTCGGGGACGCCGCTCGAGGGGCGCCCGATGCCGTGGCCGCGTTCGAGGGGTTGAGCATTTCCATTCGCGATACGAACGGAGAGCTTCGCCCGACCGGGGACGTGCTCGACGAGGTCGGGACCAAGATTCGGAACATGGGGACGGCGAGCGAGCGGAGCGCGGCAGCGTTCGACTTTTTCGGTCGCGGGGGCGCGCGGTCCGTCTCGATTCTAACCGCCTCGCTCAAGGATATGGCGGAGGCCGCGAACCGGCGCGGGTCCGTGCTCGACCCGGCCACGGAGAAAACGCTAACGCGGCTCGACGAAAGCCTCGACTCGCTCAAGGCGACGGTCGAGGCGTTCAAGCTCCAATGGATTGCGTTGGCCGGCGTGTCGGTCGAGCCGATTGTTACCAAGCTCGACGAATTCCACAAAAAGCTATTGCAGATTGTGAACGACCCGAAGGTCAAAATGTTTACGTCGTTGATTGCTTGGCTTAGTCGGGACATAACCGACCCGTTCGACAAGAACCGCTCCACGACCGCCGGGTCGTCTCCGGCTAAGTCGCCGCTCGAATCCATCGTCCCCATGATTCCAAAGGGCATGGCGAACGAAATGGCAATCGAGGCCGCAGCGCGGCAGCGGGAGGCGAACGAGCGCGACTACAATACGGTCGTAGCGAACGCGACCAAGGCACGCGAGCGGCAGGAACAAGAGCGGCTCGCGTTCGAGACGGCGGCCATTGCTCATAACACGGCGGGCTTGACGATAACCGGAGTCCCGGTCGCCGGGCTCCCGACCAAGGAACAACTACAGGACAAGGCGTTCGAGGATGCGAAAAAGGAAAACGACGAGTTTTGGCAGGAAATGCGCGGCAATATCCGCAAGACAAAGGGCGACGTCAAGCCCGACGAGAAACCCGGCAAGACGCCCGCCGAGCTCGCGATGGAAAAGAACAAAAAGGCGACCGAGGGATTCCGTACGGCGCTCGACGTCTTGAGCACGAGCCTACGCGGAGCAACGTTGGCGGCCGGATTCACGGGGCGCGAATTCCGAAACCTCATGGCGAGTATGGTCGCGTCCGTCATGTCGCTTGCCGCGCCCGCGCTCGGGCCCATCGGAGCCATATTCTCCCAAGTCTTTTCGTTGTTCGAGGCGGGCGGTAAGGTCGGGCCCGTCGGAGCGGCCACGGGACTCGTCACGAACGGCATGCGAGGCCGGGACTCGCTGCACGCCTTGGTTGCAGGGGGCGAGCGCGTGCTCTCCGTCCGGCGCAACGACCGTTTCGAGCAACTCCTCGACTCGCTCTCCGAGGGGCGCTCGGCCGGAGCCGCTCGAGGGTCCACGACGAACAACGTGTCGATAAGCCTTTCGGTCGACCCGAGGATGGACGCGCGCGAAACGGAGCGTTGGGTCCGTGGCGCCGTGGTTCCCGCGCTCCGAGACGAAATGGGTTCGGGCCGGTTCTGGAACGGATAGCGCGTGCCCTCCGAAACCATCCTCCTCCTCTACGACCAATTGCATATCACGAACACGACGCCCGTTGTCACGGCCTCGAGCACGGCGAACGGGTACAACCTTAGCGCGTCGCGTCGCCCGTCTTGGGCGTCCGCATGGAAACCCGCGGACGGCACGGCCGACGAGTACCTAATGGTCGACGGGGGTTCGGCGGGTTGGCTCGGCACGACAGGCGGGACGACGATTTACTACGCGGTCGCGGTCGACGCGCGCCTTTGCGACCAAGGACAAATCCAGATTTCGCAAGACACGGCCTCCGGCGGGACGTTCGCGACCAAGCGCGCCGGGTTCGTGCTCGACAAGCGCGGACCGACGGTCCACTACGGAACGTTCCCGTTGAGCACGAGCGGCCGACAGTTCTACCGCATCGAACAGAACAACGCGCTCCGCAACGCCGGGACCAAGACATGCCGGGTTTTCGGTTGGTCGTTCTACCGTCCGGCCGACGTCGTCCGAATTGGCATCGACAACGGCGACATGACGGCGCCGACCAAGCTGGCGGGACAGGACGCGGTCGGCACGTTCCGCGCGCTCTCCGGGCATGTATCGACGAACCGCAATGGCGGCAGCTCGCAACGGTTCGAGCTCCGGTTCTCGCCCGGCGACCGCGTATTGTGGCAACAACTCCTAACCTATTTCCTAACCGTGGGAGGCGCCGCGCGTCCGTTCTATGTCGTGTTCGAGGGGTTGCGGAACCTAGCGGTCGACGGGGTCCAACTCTGTCGGCTCGATGCGGACCGTTGGGACGCCTCGCGCGTCGTCAAAGACGAGTACGACATGACTCTCCCGCTCGTCACGGAGGGGGCGTTCTAAATGCCGGCGGCAACCCTGCTATTCCTCAACGACAAGCTGCACGCGGCCGAGCCGCTCCGTTCCATCATTACGGCCACGACGACCGGCGAGGGGTCCATGCACAACGTACGGGACCCGTCCTACTCGACATGGTGGAAAGCGACCGAGACGGCGGGCGACCAATATTTGCGATGCGAGAGCGGCGCGAGCTCGCTTGGTTGCAAGGCTACGAACCTCTCGGCGACGCTCACGTCCGACGGCGCGTTCTGGAATGTCAAAAAGGGCGACACCATTTCGGGGCTCAATATCCCCGGCGGAACGTTCGTCCTCGCGATTGCGAGCGACTCGTCGTTGACCATGTCCGCGAACGCCACGGGGACGGATGCCGTCCCGGTCCTCCGCACGTTTACCCATACGGGTTGGATTGGCGACGACGGGGACACGGCCTACGTCGTCGTCATGTACGACGCTCGAGGCGCGGACCAAGTGACGATGAACCTCCGGTATTTCCCGGCCGACGACTTTGCGGCCGCAACGACGTTCGTTACGTTCACGCTCGACAAGACAAGGCCGACCATCGACTACGCGTCGTTCACCATTCCGAGCAACTCGAACAACCTACCGAAACGCCGCTACGAGCTCGTGCAGAAGGACGGCGGAGGCGACCGGCCCGCCGGCGAAAAGACGGCCCGAATTTTCTATTGGGGAATGTTCGGCGCGGACGATTTCCTTTCGCTCGACAACCAAGGGAACAAGACGGGCCCGGGTCCCGGCCGGTTCGGACAGCGTCTATTTACGGGACGGCTCCTCGGGCCCGGCGGTATGGCCGCAACGACTCAATTCGGCTACGGCTCGCAACCTATCGTCCTGGAGGTCCTCGGGGCGTCCGAGGCAATGTACGACCTCCTCCGCAATCGGTTTCAAGACTTGGACGGTAAGGGGCGAGGGTTGGCCCTAGCGTACGACGGCCTCCTCAACGGGACGAACAAGGACAACCTCGCCCTCGTGCGCGCGACCGACGACTACGAGGTCCAATGGAACGGGCCCGACAACTACGACCTACGTATCCCGCTTGAAACGGAGGCGTACTTTTGACGCTCCTAGAACGACAGGCGTTCGCGGAGGGCGCGGGCAAGGTCTACGCGACGTTCGCTGTCACGGACGCCCCGTACGGCGACCCGTCGTTCTACATAGGGGACGCTCATTACTACGCGACCAACGTTCATGGCGGGCCGCCCGTGTACCCGGTCGTAACGGGTTGGGGCGAGCTGTCCGACGTCATGGGAGACGGGGGCGCGGCGCCCGTCACGTACGTAACACTCACGCTCGACGCGGGCGCGCTCCTCGTGCCGACCAACGGGACGACCGAGCTAACCGTCGGCCAATGGCTCCGCGAGCTAAACCTAACGAACGTGACGTTTTCGTTCTATCAATGGAACCAACAAGACTCAACCCAGGACCTCATATGGAAAGGGCAGTACGCGGGACTCGACCGCGGGTCGTTCGCTGGAGGCGTGGCGGAGGTCCGAATCCGGCTCCGGTCGTTCTCGATTTCGGTTAGCAACGACCTACTGTCCGACCTCGTCAACGAAACGGATTTCGCCAACGCGCCGCGCGAATCAATCAACGCGATGGTTCCGCGCCTGTACGGGCAGCATACCGGCCTACTGCATTCGGCCGCTGGAGCTCCGGGCGTGTTCGGATTCCCGATGCCCGGGAACCGCGGCGTCGTGGTAGACGAGAACCAAGGCAACGCCAAGGTGACGATTCGCTTTGCAAAGAATGACGGGACGGACGCATGCGGCAACGTGACGGCGGCTCCGGCCGCGGGCGACCCATCGCAGGAGGGGTGCCTTTGGATTTGGGACGGCGGAATGCAATCGTACGGCATGGTCGACGCGGCGAGCTACGCCGTCACGAACGACGTAAACAAGGTCGACATTGTCGTCGAGCGGTCGCCCAAGGTCTATTTTTGGTTCAAGCCTTCGCAAGTCGGCTCCATGAACGCGGCGGGCTTTACGTCGCTCTACAAGCTCATAAATAAGGACCTCAACGACTTTATCGACTCGACGGTCGGCGATTTCAAATGGTCGTTTATGATGCCGTCTATTCCGGTCGTCGGGAACGTGCTCGAGGTAGGCATGGTTCTCGATTGGGCGAACGTGTCGGCCGGTACGCGGACCGTGACGTACGGGCTCCGCGACCGCTACGGGCCGGGATACATCGGGCCCAAGTCGGTCGCGTCAACGCGTCTCACGGCCACGGGGCGGAGCCTCTCGTACTCGAACAACCCGGCGGCAATTACATGGTTGCCTATCGACACAATTTCGGCGCCGGGCTCGACCACGGCCGCGGAATTCAAGGCGGGCAAATTCATTTCGCGGAGCGCCGGCGATGCCGCGGAGGCCGCAATCGAGCTCTACGCGGAGGTCACGTCCGCGGCCAAGGACGGCGCGCGCCTGTACGGGTTGGCGTTTTGGGTCGCCGTCGAATACCCGTGGGTCCCGCTCGACAAGCGGACCGATTGGTTCGGCTCCGGCTATTTTAAGAGCGACTCGTACGCCGCGCTCCATAACAACCCGAGGTTGCAACGTTGGGTCCGCGAGCAAAACCAACAAGTCACGTCGCTGGAGCGTCGCAAGTCGGCGCTCGAGCGGCTCCGCGGAACCGACTTTTTCATTCGAGGTCAATACCAGTTCGACACGGCCGGCACGTATTCGGGCGCCGTTAACTCGACGCTCGACTACCCGAACACGATTGCACACCATATCCTCGGCAAGCTCGCCGGGCGGACCATGAACGTAACGGCCGGCACGCTCGGGAATTGGGTCGACCCGAGGACCTACGGCGCGCTAAAGAATATGGCGATAGCGCCCCGGTTCGGCTCCGAGGAGGTTACGGCTCAATCGGCAATCGACTCGCTCGAGTCCCGGTTCCCGATGCGGATTCATTCGGAGGACGGCGTTTGGCTCTGTCTCCCCGACGACATGAACCCCCACTCGTCGCGGTTCTATCGGTCGACCTCGGCCGTCGTCGACGTCACGCCCGAGGACGTGCAGAACGTCACGTTCGAGGCGCCGAACCTCGACGGGCTCGTCAATCGCGCGACGGTAGCGTTCGGCCACGGCTACCCGGACCGCGAGGCGGGCTCGAGCTACGTCTACGACAACCCCGTCTCGCAAAAATACTTTGGGCTCCAGAACGCGCTATCGCACGACGAGCCGTGGATTTCCCAAACGAATCTAGCGAACGCTCCGGTTACGGCCGGGGTCGACCTCGCGAAATGGCTCGGCCGCAAAAAGGGTTGGCCGCGCGCGACCATGTCCCTCGAGCTACGGCAAAAGTTCTACGAGCTAAAGCGCGGGCACGTCCTCCAAGTCAAGGACCTGGAGCTCCGCGGGCTCCCCTGCACGTTGTTCCGTTGCGGCCTCTTGCTCTACTACTTTACCAAGACGACCGACGCGGGGAGCGGACGCGAGGACATGGTCGCCGGAAACCCGCATATGCCGAGCGCGGGAACGGACGCAATCTACCTCGGGTTCGGGCAACAAGTCGGGCAAGTCGATTTCCACGTTCAATCGGTCGCCGCGTATACGACCGTCGCGAACGGTTGGGAGTATTGGAACCCGGACACGCCCGCTTGGGTCGCGCTCGCCGGGGTCGTGAACGCCGACGCGCTCAAGGCGGGGACGGGAACGCAAACCGTCTCGTTTACTAGGCCGTCGCCTTGGCTTTGGGGGAAGGACGAGCAAACATTTACGGCGGGAGTCGCGGGTCCGTGCTATTGGTTGCGAATGAAATATAACACCGCTACAGGGTCGGGGGCCTGTAGCTCGAGGCCGACCTATCCGGCGACGTGGTACGGTCGGCTATGGGAGGTCCTCGAAGCGTCTCGAATCCCCGGGGGGGGCTCTATCGACGAGTACCCGCTCATGCGGGCTCGTCTACAGGAGGTTATGTAATGAGCGAGAACGGAACGCCCGACGCGACGGGGGTTACGCGGCCGACCGAGGACGACTCATTCCGCATCGTCGAGTCGTTGGTTCATGTTGGCCGGAACGGCGACGGTCAATTCGGGTTCGTGATTGCGGGCACGCTTCACCCGGCCGTTGCGGCGGCCATGCTCGAGCACGTCAAGGCCGCGCTTATCGGCGGGCTCCAATTCCATCGGGCTCCGTCGCGCATCGTTGGAGCTCGTGCGATTCCTCCGGCGTTGAACGAGCGGGCGACATGAGCTACCAAACCGTCGCGGAGTGGGTCGCGCTCGAACAAAGGGTCAAGAGCCGGTATTTCAAGATTCGGCAGCTTATAACGTCGCTCGTCGGGAACAAGTACGTCGGGGCGCCGGAGGGACTCGAGGACGCGACGTCGCCGTTCGTGACGGTCCGAGCGTTGACGAACCCGGAAAAGAACGCAATCAAACAAGCTATTGCGGACACGGTCAACGAGAACATCGCGGACGAGCAAATCGCAATAGCGCCGTAGCGGGGAGGAGGGCGGGTCGTGGCGAGTATCGGACAGGGCGTAAACAAAGACGCGGCCGTTCCCGCGCTCCGTCTCACGTACTACACGGACACGCACGCCGACGCGCAACGCGACCAAGTGAATTATTACGCTTACGACCTCTCGAAAGTTTGGGCGTGCATGGGGCGCGTTGGCGTCAACGGCGTAATGCGCGACGGGCTCGTCGAGGTAGGCGACCCGTTCAACGGTTGGGCCGCGTGTACCATCGAGGAGGTTGTCGGCGGAGTCCCGGTCGCCGTGCAACGCTGGAATTCCTTGGTCGGGTACAACCCGCTCGGCGGCCTCGCGGCGAACGACTTTTGTTTGTTCGGTTCGCTCTCCCCGTTCGACGACCTCCTCTTGCATTTAGACGCCGGCCTCGGAGCTCAACCGGCGTTCGTCGCCGAGTATTGGAACGGCGCCGCGTGGGCCGTGCTCGGCTACTCGGCCAACCCGCCCGGCTTGCCGGTTCTGCCGCTCGTTCCCGACTTTACGTGCGCCGGCGGAATCCTCAACCAACGCGCACGCTGGACGCTCCCGAACAATTGGGCCGCGGCCACGCCGGCGCAAATCGGACTCCCCGGACTCGCCAATCCCGGGACCTACTACTACATGCGGCTCAAGCTCATTAACCCGCTTGGCGCCGGTCCGCTCGCGAATCAGCTCTACAAGGATTTCCTCGACGGGTATATCAAGGATTGGTATTGCCATTTCGGTTTGAAGCGCGGCGACGACGGCACGGGCGCAAACCCGACGGGATGGTACGAGCCGGGGGATTTCGTGCTCCGGTTCCGCGACGGGTTCTCGCTCGAGGGGCGTACGAACGTCGGGGGCGGATGCTCTTGGGGAAAAGAGGTCACGACCCCGACGAGCCGACCGACGTTGGATTGTGGCGGCTCGTGCATCGTCTCGCCCGGCAAGGGTCCGATTATTTGGGGCGGCCTCCTCGCCGGCGTTATGTTCATGGGCAAGCCTCGCTTTGCGTCTCACAACCAAGTCGCGGCCATTCGCTCGAACGTCGACGTAATCGACATACACGGCTGTCTTTTTATGGGTTGCTTCTCGGCGCAAACGCCGCTCGGCGCCGGCGGACCTACGGCCATTCGGCGAATCACGAATACGCGGTTCACCATTCATCCCCTAACCGACCTCGGCGTCCCGATTGGCTACGTTAACCCGTTTACCATTTCGAGCGCGGGCGACTCCTACGTCGACCGATGCATTTTCGACGTCCGGCCGACCGCGTCCGTTCTCTACGTCGTGCGTAATACCGTCTCGGGTCAAGTGCGGATAGCGGGCCTCCATTTCACGGACGACGCGGCAATCGTCGGGGGCGCCAATTCCGGGCAGCTCTATCTAACCGGAGGCGGAACGTACGACCTCGTCGGCATTGATTGGGGCGGGCCGAATTACAAGGTCGATTCCGGTATCGCGTTTGAATGGCGGATGCTCTCGTACACGGTTCGGCTCGACGGTACGAACACGCCGCTCGTCGGAATCCCGGTCCGGTTCAAGACGACCGCGGGCGTCTTGGTGCAAGACGTATTCACGGACGCCAACGGGAAAGCGTCGTACCAGGGTCCGGGCATTGGGATTCAAAACGAGGACTTGTTCGCGGCCGGCGAGTGGCCCGGAGCGGGCGCGGCGCCGGAGCAACTCAACGACGAATTCCTAACCGTGGAAATAAACCCGGTCGGCCATGCGAGTTTCAACCCGACGTATGCGTCGCAAACCATCCTCGCGCGGTTCCCTCGGGCGGTCCTATTCGACGAGGTCGCCGGCAATTACCTAGCGCAAGACTGGCAACGTTGCGACCTCCGGGCGACCGTGGCGCTCCCGCTCGCTGTCGTCGCGGCCGGGTCGACGCCAATCATGGTCGACGACCTCCCCTTGCCGCTCGGATGGGAGCAACGAATCGAGGCCGCCGTACCGGAGTCCATTTGACGCCAATAGAATTGGGGGTTGTCTTGTCCGAGACAATCGAGGCGGACGTCGTCGAACGAGTCGAGGACGTGCTCGACGTGGACCTCGCCCAAACCATCGCGGCCGAGGCTCCCGAGCTCGTGCTCGTAGACATGGAGGTCGGGTAAATGTCGGTCGTACGTTGGGACCACGTCGAGCGGGTTTATAAGAACGACACGGGGCCCGTCCTCAAGCCTTTGTTTACGACGGCGGACCGCGTCGTTCGTAGCCTCGTCGGCCATGCCGGTTGGCTCTCGTTCTGGAGGCCGAACACGGCGCCGCACGTCATTCGAGCCGCGTTCGTGGACGGCGCGAACGGAATGCATCGGTACGCGCCCCAGGGCGACGAGTACGCCGCGGTCGGCGAGGTCAAGCTACAGGCGACCGACCTAACGGTCGACGTCCCGGCCGGCATCGACCGCGCGTGGTTCACGCTGTCCCATCCGATTGTTATTCGGGAGGTCGTCGACCGGCCATGAGGGACCTACCGGGATTCCACGACGGCGACACGGGACCCGTCTATCGGTTCCGCGCCAAGGACGACGGTTCCGCGGTCGACCAATCCATCGTTGCGGTCGAAATGTACGTCTACGACAACGCGGGAACGCTCCTCGCGCGGCGCGCGGCGCTCCCCGTGTCTCCAAAGTCGAGCGGGTTCCTCGACCTCATGCTCCTGGGCCGCGAATGCGATTGGCTCGGACTCGGTAAGGACCTCGTCCTCAAACCCAAGGTCTACGCGCTCGTCGCGCCGGACGGCTCGGCCGCAACGAACCTCCTCCTCAACCCGTCATTCGACACGGACGCGGGAGCCGACGGGGTCGCGGATTCGTGGGCCATGCAGGGCGCCAAGGTCGCGACGTGGGCCATTCTCAACGACGACCCGTTCCCGCCCGTGATTTTCGGGTCGACGCAACGGGTCAAACATGCCGGGCTCGTCGACACGGACTACATTCTACAAACGGCCGCGGCGACCATCGCGGCCGGGGACCGCTACTCGTTCGGCGTTTGGCATCGGTCGGACGGGGTCGGAGGCACGCCCGCCGACACTCATGCAATCGTCGCGAAGCTCGGCGCGTCAACGCCGGTCGTCTCGAGGTTCCGGGTCGGTACGAACGATTGGTATTTCGTGACGGGGTCCGTCTACGCGACGCAAGCGGAGACGTCTTGGTCGCTTTGGGTCGACGGTCGCGGGACCACGCTCGACAACCGCTACGACGACGCGTTCCTCGGCAAAGGGGATTGGAGGACCATTCCCGTCGAACCCTACCGCCTCCCGGTCGCCCCTCGAAGCGTCCCGGCCAAGACGACCAACCAAGTCGCGGGCGTCGGCTCGTTCGAGCAAGACTCGGACGGCGACGGGTTCGCGGACGGATGGAGCAAGGCGAACGCGGCCGGCGCAACATTCGCGATGGAATACAACCCGGCGAACGTCCACGTCGGGAGGGCGTCGCAAAAATTGACAGTCGCCGCGTTGTCGGGAAAGTTCGTCCGGCATATCCGGCGAGCTCGGTACGTCTCCGGCGAGACGTGGAGGGCGACGGTTCGGGTCAAGACGAACGGCGCTCTCGCGGGCGCTCCAACCACGGGACAATGGGCGCTCCGCGTATCGACCGACAATTTCCAGGACGTCGCGCCCCAACAAAACGGGTCAATCGCCGACTTTGGAACGAACCTCGGAACGTTCACCCTCTACCAGTCGGACATTGTTCTCGCCGCGACCGTCGACGCGCTCCGAATCGACGTGAACCTCAACGGCGTAACCGGCGCCGCTTGGATTGACGACGTCCAATTGTTCAAGGTCTAACGGGAGGGGAATTGGGGACCATCGCGCACGCCATGAATGGGGCCAAGGTACCGAATTGGGCGAAGCTCGTTGTTCTTGGAGTCTCGCTCGGATGGGTCGGTGCAACGCAAGTCTCCGCGACGAGGAGCCAAGCCAAGAACGTTGACGAACGCGTCGGCCGGCTCGAGGCGAAAATCGACTCGCTCCGGTTCGAGCAAAACCTCGCGGGGATACACGACCGTTTGGACCTCCTCGAGTATCAACAAGAGCTAGCCGACGAGCGGAGCCGCGCTCGAGACGCGCGCCTATTCCGCGCCGTCGGCATCGTCGACGACAAGCTCGACGTCGTCGTTCCAAAGGTCGAGCGGCTCAACGGCCGCGACGGATACAGGAGGAACCGTTGACCCCCGACGAGCTCGCCGCAACCGAGTCGGTCGTAAACAAGGCGCTCGACGGCGTCCTCGCTCGAGAGGGCGGGTTCGTCGACATTCCCGAGGACCGCGGCGGGCCGACGAACCACGGGATAACGGCCGCCACGCTCGGCGACTGGCGGAACCTCCATCGGCCGGCGACCGCGGAGGAGGTCCGCGCGCTCCCGCTCTACGAGGCTCGAGACATTCTCCGGTTTCGATACTACGAGCTGTCCGGCGCCGACACGCTCCTCGCCGCTCCCGACGCGCTCGAGCTTGTGCTCGACTCCGCCGTACAGCATGGGCCCAAGCAAGCGGCCCGGTTCCTCCAGCGCGCGGTCGGCGTGAAGGACGACGGCATAGTCGGACCCGTGACGCGCCGGGCCGTGCGCGCCGTGTTCTCGGACCGGCTCTATTACCGGGTCCTCGCCGAGCGCGTCCGGTTCCTCGGACGCTGGATTACGAACGACACGACGGACGCCGACCGCGACGGCGTGACAGACACGGCCGAGCTCGCGGCCGGCCTCTTGGCCCGTATGGCCGGGTTCATAGAGCGGGAGCTTCTCGAATCGGAGACGTGACGGGCGGGAGACTCCCGACCGGGGACACGTAGCAGGAGGGCGAACCGTGGAAACCGTCGTGCAAATCCTCAACTCGTTGGCGCCGCTCGTGGGGGTTCTCGTTGGAATGGGGTTGCTCGTCAAGTACGTTCCTATCAAATGGTTGGCGGCAATCCCGAACGTGATAATTCCGTTCCTCAACGCCTTGGTCGCGTTCTTTACGGCGTTCGGCCCGGCTCCGGCCGAGGCGGGCGTCTTTGGGGCGATTGCGGCTAAGGTCGGGGTCGGCGGCAAGGTCGTCGTCTCGTTGTTCCTGTCGAGCCTCGCGAGTGTCGTATATGAAACCTACCTCCGCGGGCCGCTCGAGCGCGCGGGCGTGAAAAAGGCGACCCCTTGAACCTCGACGCGGGTTGGGTCCATTGGGTCGTTGTCGGGCTCGCCCTCGGGTTCGGGCTCGCCGTCGGTTGGACGGTCGGGGGCGCGTTGGCCGCGTCGCTCTTGGGGATTTTCAAGGCGTGGCCGAGCCGCAAGGCGGAGTGAGAGGGTCCCGGCCGAGGCGCCCCTAAATCTGCATCCCCCCGGGGGAGCCGGAGCCGGGACCTATCGAAACGGGGAGGCCGCGCCAACGGCCTCCCCGGACTCATTAGCGGGCGCTAGGTGACAGGCGGGCCGAGGATGAATGGGAATGGCGGGGGCGGAGGAATCGTTCGCGGTAGCGCCTCCCGCGTGGGACAGGCGCAACGGTAGACGGCGTCCCCAATCCGCGCGCCCGCGGGGTCGTACTCGGCGCTCGAGCTACGGCCGCAACGGCGACACGCGGACAAAATGAGGGTATGGAACGGCTCGGAGGACGGGAACCAAAGTCCGTCGCTCACGGCTCCAACCCAAGCCCGAATTGCCGGGGCGCTAGCTCGCCGACCCCGAGGACCTCGCCCAAGGGTTTGAGGCTCGACCTATCCGTCGAGACGCGGCTATCCGAAACCCCCGTGTTCGTGCTCCACGGCTCAAAATACAATTCGTCGAGCCAACCGCAAAGCATCGTCCCGGCCGCGAACGGATGCGTCGGCGGAAAGGGCCCGTGGAGCTCGTAGAGTCGGTCGACGTCGGCCGCGTCGTTCCGCTCCCAAAAGGCGAGGAGGAGCGCCGTTCCCGACTCCCGCTCGAACGCCTTGTATTCCCTCCATAGCCGTTGGTCGATGCAATGGACGAGGATTCCTCGGTTCCTCCAGAACCAAGGGACCGCCTTTGCCTTGCTCTCGACGGCGCACGTCCTCCCCTTGTGGACGACGCCGAGGTCGGGGAGGACTATGGGGTTCATGCCCTGGACCGACGGCGCCCCTCCGCCCTCGATGCGGTAGTACCGGACGAACCCAATCCGGCGCGCGGAGAGCCATGCCTCCAGCGCGTCTTGTCCACGCTGCCCGAGCGCCCATTCGGCGGTAGCTTCGAGGTTCAAAACGGGGTTTCCTCGTGCGGCGTGGCGACCTCCGCCGGCTCGGCCTCCTCGGCCTCGCGCACGAGCGTTTGGTCGCCGACCGCGACCGGAGCGACCGGGTAGTCGGCGAACCGCTCGACGTCGAGGCCGTCCGCGGTCAAGACGTACAGGCCGGACGAAAGCGTCGTCGGACCCGACCCGTATTTGCCGGTCCGGTCCTTGAGAACCTCGCCCGCGTGGTTGACGATAACGTCCGCGCGGTCGCCGTCCGCGGCCGTGACGGAGCCGTCGAACATATTCAATTGGTTGGCGCGGTACTCGGACAGTAGCCGGTCCATTTCCGCGCGCTTGGACCGCGCGAGCTTCTCGAGGTTTTTCGCCGACACGCGTAACCCGCCCGCCTCGTTCTCGTACGCCTTAGCTTCGCCTTTCAACGACTGTAGCCGGCCAATCAAATCGGTTTCCGTAGACATGCTCCCCCCTCCGTTGGAATGAGCTTCGCGACGGCGTACCAATACAACCAAAGGGCGTCGGCCTCGTCGTCCGTTAGGTCGAACGCGAGGGTCGTGCAAGCGTGCTCCTCGTCGAGCCGGGCCATTGCCGCGGCCGTCATGGCGGGTTTGCCTTGGTCGTGACGAGGCCTCGGCGGGTCGCCCTTGCGCCTCTTGGGGAGTTTCGGCGTGGGCAGCGCGAACGCTTTCAAGCTCGAGGGCGGGACCTCGACACGGCGAATTCCCATGCGAGCGCAATAGAGTTTGATTGCGGCGACGTACTCGGGCCCGGCGAGGTTCGGCCGGTCCTTGACGAACCGGACCACGCCCTCGTGGACGACGAGCTCGGCGCGCGGGCCGCTTGGCGGACTCGTCTTTTCGGCGAGCCAATCGTAGAACCGGAGGAGCCGCATCGAGTCGTCGCGCTCGGACTCTCGTATTCGGAAATGGCGGAGTCCCCATTCGAGGCGCCCCGACCCGTTCGTCGCGTAGCCGCAATCCGCGCCTTGGTCGAGCGCGAGCACGACCGGAGGGCGCGTCACGAGCCCGCCCCGAGGAGCGCGCGCGGCATCGTCCCGGCGTCGAGCGCGGGCTTTAGCTCCCGCACGCCCCATTCCGCCACGGTCCG